TCGACGGGTCGTGAAACGGCCCCTAGGACACCCGCGCGGCCCTTTTCGCGCATCCCCGCAATGGAATCAAGGGGTGAGCCGTGGGTAGGCCCCCGACTCCCACCGCGCTGAAGGTCCTGACGGGCGCCGCCGCGCACAACCCCCAGCGCATCAACCGCGACGAGCCGAAGCCGACCGTGGGCGCGAAGCCGCCGCCGTTCCTTCCGCGGCGCGGGGCCGCCTGGTCCGCCTGGAAGCGCCACAGCGAGGTACTCACCCGGACCCGCGTCCTGACCGAGGCCGACGCTGACGCCCTGGCGCTCGGCTGCCTGGCGCTCGCCGAGTACCTCTCCTTCCGGGGCGACGGCACCAGCTGGCGACGGGCCGACTCCGCGGCCAAGCGTTACCGCTCCATGCTCATGGACTTCGGCCTGACGCCATCGTCGCGAGTGCGGATCCACGCGGAGCCCATCACCGAGGCTGACCCGCTCGAAGCCTGGGCCGCCCGATGACCGTCTCGACCCTCGCCCCGCGCGCCCGACGCAAGATGCAGCCGCCACCTCCGGCCGACCCCGTGACGCAGTACGCCCTCGATGTGATCGCCGGCCGGATCATGGCCGGAGTCCTCGTCCGCAAGGCGTGCGAGCGCCACCTCCGCGACCTCGCGACGGGCAAGGAGCGCGGCCTCTGGTTCGACGCCGCCCGGGCCCAGAAGGACATCGACTTCTACCACCTGCTCCACCACTACAAGGGCCGCGACGACCTGATCGACCTGGCGCCCTGGCAGCAGTTCATCGTCGGCTCGGCGTTCGGCTGGAAACGCGAGGACGGCACGCGCCGCTTCCGCTACGTCTACGTCGAATGCGCGAGCAAGCAGGGCAAGTCGACGATCGCCGGCGGCGCCGGCCTGCGCCTGGCGTTCTTCGACGACGAGCCCGGGGCCGAGGTCTACGCCGCAGCGACGAAGCGCGACCAGGCCAAGATCCCGTGGGGCGCGGCCGTCCAGATGGTGCGCAAGAGCCCGAGCCTGCGGAAGCTCATCCAGGTCAACGCCGGCAGCCTCAGCCAGACGAGCTCGGCCAGCTTCTTCCAGCCGCTCGGCCGCGACTCCGACAGCGACCAGGGCATCAACCCCAACGGCGCGATCATCGACGAGCTCCACGTCCACGAAACGCGCGACCTCCTGGACAACATCGAGAAGGCGGCCTCGGTCCGGCGCCAGCCGATGATCTGGAAGATCACCACTGCCGGCCGGAAGCGCGAGTCGGTGTGGACCGAGGAGCGGGCCGACGCCGTCGCGATCCTCGAGGGCCGCGCCACCGACGACGCGACGTTCGCGATCATCTACACCCTCGACGAGGGCGACGACCCGTTCGACGAGGCGGTGTGGCCGAAGGCGAACCCGAACCTCGGCGTGAGCGTCAAGCTCGACTTCCTGCGTGAGCGGGCCGCCAAGGCGCAGCGCTCACCGGGCGCGATGGCCGCGTATCTGCGCTACCACATGAACGTCCCGACGGCCGTCTCGACGCGGGCCATCGACATCGACGAGTGGGACCAGTGCGCGGCCGAGCCCGTCGTGCCCGAGGGCGCGCACGTCGACGGCGGCCTCGACCTGGCGTCCGTCCGCGACCTCACCGCCCTGGTCCTCGTCCACCGCGACGACGAGGGGTTCGTGAACGTGCTCTGCCGCTTCTGGTGCCCGCAGGATGGCATCGAGCAGCGGTCGCGCATCGACGGGGTGCCCTATGCCGACTGGGTCCGCGACGGGTTCCTGATCGCCACTCCGGGCAACGTCACCGACTACGACTACGTCAAGGCCGAGGCGCTCGCGATCGGGTCGGTCTATGAGGTCGGCGAGATCGGGTACGACCGCTGGAACGCGACGCAGCTGGTGACGGACCTGGTCGCCGACGGCGCGAACATGGTCGCGATCAGCCAGACCCACGCCGGGCTCTCGGCCGGATGGCGCGAGCTCGAGAAGGCGATCCTCGAGCACAAGATCCGCCACGGCGGGCACCCGGTCCTGCGATGGATGGCGGGCAACGTCGAGGTCGAGACGGACGCCGCCGGCAACCAGAAGCCGTCGAAGGCGCGGAGCACAGAGCGGATTGACGGCATCGTCGGGCTCACGATGGCGATCGGTCGCGTGATCGCCCACGGCGAAGCAACGGAGCGGGAGGCGATCGCGCTGTGGGCATGACACCGAAACGCATGGCCGACCTCTGCATCCTCACCGGGCTCGCCCTGGCGACGGTCGGGGTAGCCCTCGTCTTCCCGCCGGCTGCGCTCATCGCCGGCGGCATCGGTCTCGCCGCGTTCGGCCTGCTGGGCATCGAGGTGGACAAGCCGTGAACCGACTCCAGGCGCTTCGCGGCACTGCCCGGTCCGCCTACCCGATCAACGACACCGCCCTCATCAACGGAATCACCTACGCCCTCACCTCGGGCATGCAGCAGACGCTCGGCGGGAAGATCGAGGAGATCGGCACTGACTTCGCCGGCCTCGTGGCGCGGTGCTACGCGGGGAACGCGATCGTGTTCGCCGTGGAGCAGGCGCGGGTGAACCTGTTCACCGAGGCCCGGTTCCAGTGGCAGACGCTCCGTGGCGGGCGGCCGGGGGATTTCTTCGGCAACGAGTCGCTGCGGATCCTCGAGCGACCGTGGCCGGGCGGGACCACCGGCGACCTCCTGAAGTACCTGATGCTCGACGCGGACTTCGCGGGGATCTCGTTCGTCGCCCGCCCGGGCGGGCTCCGCGGGCAGCGGCTCGTCCGGCTCCGCCCCGACTGGGTCACGGTCGCGCTGGGATCGCAGAACCCCGAAACGCAGGCCGGCGACGTCGATGCCGAGTTCCTCGGGGTGGTCTACCACCCGGGCGGGCGCTACTCCGGCCGAGCGCCCGTGACGTTCTCGGCGGCCGACAACCAGGTCGCGTACTTCTCACCCGTCGGCGATCCGCTGCGGCAGCTCTCGGGCATGCCGTGGTTGTGGCCGATCCTCGCCGAGGTCATGGGCGACCTGGCCATGACCGAGCACAAGCTGAAGTACCACGAGCACGGGGCTACGCCCTCGCTCGCCGTGACCACGAACCTGACCGACCTAGCCAAGCTCCGCGAGTGGATCGCCCTCTTCGAGCAAAATCACGAGGGCACGCGGAACGCTTACAAGAGCCTCTACCTCGGCTCCGCGATGGACGCCAAGGTCCTCGGGACGGCCATCCAGGTCGATTTCGCCAAGGTCCAGGGTGTGGGCGAGGTCCGCATCGCCAACGCCGGCGGCGTCCCCGCGACCGTCGTCGGGCTCTCCGAGGGGCTGGCTGGGTCGAGCCTCAACGCTGGCAACTTCGGCAGCGCGTTCCGCCGTTTCGCCGACCTGACGATGTCCCCGGCCTGGCGCAACGCCTGCGGATCGCTCGAGCAGATCGTCCCGCCGCCCTCGGGCTCGCGACTCTGGTACGACACGCGCGACATCCCGGCGCTGAAGGATGACATTAAGAGCGCCGCCGAGGTGCGAGGACTGGACTCCACCGCGATGCGGACGCTGCGCGACGGCGGCTGGAAGCCGGATGCCGTCGTGGATGCCGTCGTCTCGGGCGACATGAAGCGATTGATCGGCCAGCACGACGGCACGAAGCCCGTTCAGCAGCAGCCCCTTAGCGGCAAGGAGCCGACCCCGGCTGACCAGCCCAACCCCGACATGCCATCGACGCCCCAAGGAGGTGCCGCATGAAGCCCGAAGACCTCGCCGGGGCGCCGCCTGCGCGTCTCCCCTTCCCGATCACCCGTGCATGGGCTCCGCCCGTCGAGTGCCGGTCGGCCGAAGACCCGGCCGCGATGCCGACGATGGTTGGCCACTTCTCGACCTTCGGCGACTGGTACGAGGTCGACTCGTGGATCGAGGGCCACTTCCTCGAGAGCATCAAGGCTGGCGCCTTCCGGAAGACCATCCGGGAGTCCCGTGACCAGATGAAGGTGCTCTACGACCACGGCCAGGACCCACAGATCGGGAACAAGGTGCTCGGCCCCATCGAGAGCCTGAAGGAAGAACCCGCGGGCCCCGCCTACGAGGTCCCGCTCTTCGACACGTCGTACAACCGGGACCTCCGCCCGGGCCTCGAGGCGGGCGTCTACGGCTCCAGCTTTCGGTTCAGCGTCGAAAAGGACGCCTGGGAGCACGAACCCGACGCCTCCGATTACAACCCGAAGGGCATTCCCGAACGGACGATCACCGAGGCGCGTGTCTTCGAGTTCGGGCCCGTGACGTTCCCCGCCAACCCCAACGCCACCGCCGGGGTCCGGTCCACCACTGACGTCTTCTACCAGCGCAGCCGCGACCCCGAGGCGTTCGAGACGCTGCTGCGCTCTGCCCAAGTCGCCCGCACTCCGGCACCCGCCGGAGCCGCAGCCCAGCCCGCCGAGCCGCCGTCCGGCACTCGTGAGGATCCGCCTCCCGAGCCGCCGCGTTCGGACACTCCGCCGGCCATCGTCGAGCCGCCAGCCGTGGCGGTCATCCCCGAGACCCAGGAGAACCGAACCGTGGACTACATCACCCGTGACGAGAAGACGGGACGCATCGAGGAGCTCAAGGCCGAGATCGAGCGCATGGCAGTCGCCTTCCCGGGCGTCATGCCGGACGCCGACCAGGCGCTCTTCGACGCGGCCTGCAAGGAGCAGGACGACCTCAAGCGCGACGTCGCCGCGTGGGACGCCCGCCAGGCCCGCATCCGCGCCAACGCCGAGTCCGAGACGATGCGCGAGCTGCCCGGCACTCCGGCCCCGTTCAACGTGGTCCGCAGCCGGACCACCGAAGAGATCAGCGACGTCGGCGAGATCCGCAGCCGCTCGCGCTCCGAGGAGGACTTCCACCAGGGCCTCCGCGACAACGCGATGCGCGCCGTCGAGCGGGCGAACTACCCGCACCCCAAGGCCGACCAGGACGGGGCGAAGACGTATGTCTCCAACCTGATCGACTACCACGACTCCGCAGACAAGGAGCTTGCCAAGCGCATCCTGTTGACCAACTCGCCGACCTACGCGCGGGCCTTCAACAAGATCGTGATCGGCAAGCCGCTGTCGTCCGAAGAGGCCCGCGCCGCGGGCGCCCTCGCGGTCGGCGTGGTCGGTACCGGCGGGTATGCCGTCCCGCATCAGCTGGACCCGACGATCATCGGGGTCGGCGCTTACACGCCGGTCAACCCGTACCGCGCCGCCTGCCGCGTCGTGCCCCTCGTGGGCACGAACATCTGGCAGGCGCTCACCTCGGAGGCCATCGCCGCCGCTTACGCGACCGAGGCCCAGGCTGCGACAGAGGCGGGCCCCGCCTTCCTGCAGCCCGAGTACAAGGTGGTCCGGGCGCAGGCGTTCCTGTCTCTCTCCTACGAAATGCTGCAGGACCGCCCGGACATCGCGTCCGAGATGGCCGTGCTCATTCAGGAGGGCAAGGAGACCCTCGAAGAGAACAAGTTCTCCATCGGCGCAGCCGGCGGGGCGCAGCCCTTCGGGATGTTCGTCACCGGCCAGTACACCGAGATTGAGACGATCGCCAACAACCTGACCGCCAAGGAAGACCTGTTCGCGTTGGAGGCTGGGGTTCCCATTCGCCACCGCTCGAATGGCGCGTGGGTGATGAGCCGCACCGCCATCCGGACCTACCAGGGCTACGAGACGACCAGCGGCATGCTCTTCAATCGGCCGTTCGCTACGGTCGGCAACCCGGCAATGAACGCGGTCGGAAACACCGGCCTCCAGCTTCTCGGCTACCCGGTCTGGGAGGCGCCGTCGGCGCCCGCCACCATGATCACCAGCGCCGCCGAAGTCACCTGGTTCGGCGATCCACGCTCCTACATTGTCGTAGACCGCGTAGGTATGGACATCTCCGTCATCGACAACCTGTTCGCGCAGGCCACCGCGCTGCCCAACGGCACCCGCGGCATCTTCGCGATGTGGCGGAACATGGCCAAGGCCGTGAACAACGACGCCGGTCGCCTGCTCAAGATCAACGCCCCGTAATACGGGGAACGGTGGGGGCGGGTGACCGCCCCCACCGCCCCCAATCGCAGGAGGAGATACACCCCATGCCGAAGGCCGGCGAAATCCTCAAGGCGCGGACCTCCTTCGTCGGAGAAGTCGGCGGGGAGACCCTGCGCGTCCGGGAGGGCGACCTCTTCGAGGCCGACCATCCCGCCCTCAAGAAGTGGCCGGATCTGTTCGTGCCGGTCACGTTCCCGTACCCGGTGAAACGGGTGGCGGAACCGCGCGTCGAACAGGCGACGGCCGCGCCCGGCGAGAAGCGGGGCAAGTGATGGGCTACAAGCACAGCCACATTGCGGCGGTCCCCGTCGCCATTGCCGACCGGTTCATCGCCGTCACCGCCATGAAGCGAGGCGACTACGGAGCGCCGGCCAACGGCGGCGCGATGCCTACCGTCGGGGCCCGTCACGTCACGATCACGCTGACTCGCAACGACGCCGTTGACACCACGCTCGGGACGGTGACGGTCACCGGGACCGACATGGCGGGCCAGGTCATCAGCGAGGTCATCACCCCGCTCGACAACACGATCGCCACCGGGGCGCTCTGGTTCCGGACCGTCACCTCCGTCGTCGGGGGCCAGACCTGGGTCGCCGCCGGCGCGGCCGACTCGATCAAGGTCGGCTGCGACGCGAGCTACGTCGTAGCGGTCGGGAGCGGCGTCCTCCACGCGGTCATCATCAACACGACCGCCGCGGGGACCATCACGATCGCCGACGCGAGCGGCACCATCGCGGTCATCCCGGTCAGCGTGGCCGTCGGGACGTTCTACGAGTACGACGTCAACTGGTCGGGGTTCCTCTCGTTCACGCTCGCAGCCGCGTCCGACATCACCATCCTCCACACCGGCTCGCTGCCGACCTACACGACGACCTGAGGAGCTGACTCATGGCTGACTTCTGGTACACGCCGGCGAAGCAGAAGCTCGCCAAGGCGGACTTCGACTTCGACACGGTCGACTTGCGGATCAAGCTCTGCATGGCGAACACGACCGCGGACACCGACCAGGACGCCGCGACGGTCAGCGCGATCGGCACCCTGGACGCCTACGACGGCGCCGGCTACTCGGAACTCGACGCCGCCGGTATCACGGTGACGCAGGACGACGCGAACAACCGGAGCGAGATCCACATCAACGCGGGGACGTTCGGGGCCACGGTGGCGGCCGGGACCCGCAACATCGTCGGCCTCCTCTACTACAAGTACGTCGACGGCACGGCCGCCAACGACATCCCGATCGCCTGGAAGGACGTCACGCCCTTCAACGGCAACGGCGGCGCCATCAACTTCACCGAGAACGCCGAGGGCGTCCTCCAGGTCACCTAGTGGACGGCTACGCGGACGGCGTCGGGGCGAACGTCCCGACGCTCGAGCCGGACGAACGCTCGACGTTCGAGCGCGACGTGAAGCTGCGCCTCGACGCGCTCCAGGCCGCGCTCGAACGCGTCCTCACGCTGGTCTGCCCGGTCTGCGGGCCGGACCTGATCCGCCAGATCCACCCCGAGGCCGACTGGCACGGCAAGGCCGAGTGGGAAGTCCTCGTGAAGCCGAGCAACGGAGAGCATGGCAGCTGACCCGGGCGTCATCGTCGCATACGGAGCGGCCGCAGCCCCGACGGGCTGGCTGCTCTGCGATGGGTCGACCCCGGCGCAGGCCACGTGGCCGGCGCTCTACGCCGCGATCCAGACGACGTTCGGCTCGGACGCCGGCGGTAACTTCACGCTGCCCGACCTCCGGGGCCGGTTCGCGCTGGGCAAGTCGACCTCCGGGACGGGCTCGACGCTCGGCGGCACCGGCGGGCTGATCGACCACACGCACACCGGTCCGTCGCACACCCACGGTGTCAACCAGCCGGCGGACCACACCGCGCACACCGTCACCCAGCCGGCGAGCCACGGAACGCTGACGCACAGCGGCACCGCGGTCTCGGCCCACGATTCGTCGCTGTCCCACACGAACGCCGCCGTCTCCGCTCACACGATCAGCGCCGAGGCCGGGGCGCACGGGACGCACGCCGCGAACGCGACCCACACCCACGACTCGCACACGCGCCCATCGGACACGAACACCGCCGTCCGGACCTACATCACCGGCCCGGCGACGCACGCCGCGAACGCGACCCACACCCACGACGCCCACTCGGCGCACACGGGCTCGACGGTCGACGCCCACTCCGTCACCCAGGCGACGGCGCACACGGCCGACACGCACACCGTCTCGGCCCAGCCGACCTCCCACGGGACGCTGACGCACAGCGGCGCGACCGTCACCCTCGCCCACGGCCATACCGGGATGGCGACGACGGCCGGGGGGACCGGGGCGAGCGGGACTGGCAATCCGCCGTTCCAGGCGGTCACGTTCATCATCGCGACGGGCAGCGCGGACATCCCGGTCGGCGCGATCCTCGACCACGGCGGGAGCGCCGCCCCGACGAGCCACTACCTCTGTGACGGGACGAGCTACGACACGACGACCGAGGCCGTCCTGTTCGGCGTCATCGGCTATGTCTTCGGAGGCGCAGGGGCGAGCTTCAACGTTCCCGACCTCCGCGACCGGCACCCGATCGGCAAGGCCGCCGCCGGCACCGGATCGACGCTCGGCGGGACCGGGGGAGCGGTCGGGCACACGCACACCGGTCCGTCGCACGACCACCCGGTCACCCAGGCCGACGCGCACGGCAGCCACACGATCGGGCAGCCGACGACCCACGGCGCGCTGACCCACACCGGGACGACCGTCTCGGACCACGCCGCGCTCACGCACTCGAGCGCCTCGGTCGCAGCCCACACGGTCGGCCAGCCCACCGCTCACGGGGCGCACGCATCCCAGGGCGGCCACACCCACGACGCGCACACGACGGCGACGAACTCCCCGACGGCCTCGACGACGCGTTACTCGGGACCGGCGACGCACTCGACCGACGGCGCTCACACGCACACCGACACGCACACGCATACGAGCCAGGCGCTCGACGCGCACAGCGTCACCGCCCAGGCGAGCCAGCACGCGGCGCAGAGCCACAGCGTCACGCAGCCGACATCGCACGGGACGCTCGACCACACGAGCGCGAACCTGGACGCCCACTCGGCCCACGCCGGCGGCGCGACGAGCAACGACGGGACGGCGGTTACCGGCGTCGGTGACGTGCCGTACATCACGGTCAACTTCGTCATCAAGTCGGCGGTCAGTTCCCAGCCGGTCGGCTCGGGCTACGCGATCGGCTTCGCCGGCGCGCCCACGGGGACGGTCCTCCAGGACGGCCAGGAGTACGACCGGGTCGGAGCCTACGCGGCGCTCTACGCGGCGATCGGGACGGCGTTCGGATCGGCCGACGCGGACCACTTCAACGTCCCCGACTCCCGGGGCCGCATCCACCGCGGCAAGAGCGCCTCGACCGCGCTGAACGACAAGGGCGGCGGGTTCGCCCACCTCCACACCGGACCGTCCCACA